CTCTTCGTACCGCACGTTCGTGCCGTCGACATTAACACGGGTGAAGGTATGATTGGCCGGGACATTGTCCGCGGCGATGAAACTGGCTTGAGCAGCCATAAAGCTCCTAGTTGGATTGGTTTAGTTACTTTGAAGTGAGCGCGCTAAACAATGCAATAGCATTGAGGACACGCCCTCCGGAACTGAACGGATTCTCAAAAGAGGGAAGCCGCCCAGATGGGCTGCTTGTCAGTATTCTCCTATTAAGGTACACCATCCTACCATGCCCCGTAATGTTCTTCTGCCGGACATTAATCCGATAGAGAGCACTATTTGACGTGTCAGGTAAGGCACTGACTCCATAGGTGATCTGACTTCTCGTCAACTGAGATATTGAACCGCCTCTCCAGGTTAAACCTAGATCGGCGTCCAGTGTATCCAAGTATGAACCGACCGGTAACAACCAGTCAGCGACGAAGCTAAACGGCACAAGCTCCCACGCGACTTGTAATGGGTTAGTTATACCCAACTGTGCGAGGGACCTTAGGAACGGGTTATCAATGTAATAGTCCAAACGGACCATACACCCATGAAACCCTTTGTGCTTAGCTACAAACTTACAGTTGGCCATATAGACGTCGCGCGAAAGCTGTTGCTCCGCGTAAAACGACTGTTTGGTCTTCCTGCGAGCTCTGATTGCGTAACGATTCGGATCAGCCCGATCCTTATCGTTAAGCAATTCCAACGCCCCATAAGTGTCGGCCAACATTGGCCTCAACGCATAGGAGTTGGTAAGCACAAGCTTCGACGGAGCATCTAGAACCTCACGAAGAGATTCTTTATGATGTCGTTGCTTTCTGTTCCGACCTAAAAGCTGTTTCTTGATCGCTTTCAGATCCTTGCGCCGTACAGCAGATGCCAACCGTGCCATCGAACCGATGGTATCGGCGACAAACTCAGCCGTCTCCTTACGTTCACCAAAAGCTACACCTAAGTGTATTTTCTGATTTTTCAGGGAGCTTAGGGCCTCGTTCACTGCTCTATCCTCAAGATTTAGAGGATAGGCAGGTCTGCCGAGATATATCTGATCGCCAAAACTATCGGCCCCCGTTTGCATCACCCTGGTGGATGATCCGCTCGAAAGGTAGATAGTCTCAGCGTCAATCACAACATCACAGCCAGAGTAGAGATACTCTCGACGCTCGTATCCAGTTGGGGACCTCCACAGCGCTTTTGGAGTCACCTGGGTTGCGACCTTATACGAATCCACGGCCATCCAATGTTGGAGGTCGGAAAGATTCGATGGGCCCCAATTGCCAGAGGGCTGCATATACGCAGTGTAACGTCCTTTATTGATATACGAGTAGGCCATTTTGTTGTCCGATTGAGG